TCGGTGCTGCCGAACCAGGCGGCGCAGACGCTGGCCAGCGTCGCCTTGCTGTAGCCGGCGCTGGCGGCTGCGGCCTCATAGGTCGCCGTCCAGTAGTCCAGGCCCGCCGTGTCGGGCTTGCGGTGGAAGATGGCCTGATACAGCCGCACCAGCGGGCGCACGGCGTTGACCGACTCAGGGCTGGCCACCAGGTTGTCGATGACCTGGCCGATGGTCGCGCCGTTGGCCATCACGGTGGCGTAGGCGTCCAGTTCGGCCTGGGCGGGTGCGCGGCGGATCACGCCGGCGAAGGCTTGCGAAATTTGGGTGTCGTATTGGCTCATATGAAAAAAGCCCGCCGAAGCGGGCTGCGATCAGGTTAGATCAGCGAACCGTAGTAGGCCCAGTTGTAGCCGTTGCCGCAGTCTGACAGGAACGAATCCACGGCTGCGTTGGTGTTCTGGATGAACTCGGCCGATTCCGAAAACGCCACCATCATTCCCTGGCGGGTCGCTGCACCGCTGTCCAGCTGGCCCACCCAGTACGCGCCGCCGGCCGAATCCGGCGCACGGCGGAACACGTTGGCGTACACGGCGGTGACGAAATCGACGTTCGACATCGAAGCCGGGTACTTGGTGGTGAACTCCGACGATTGCGCCATCGGGTTGGCGACGGTCATCAGCGTGGTCTGGTTGTAGCCGGTCTGCAGCGCCTGGCCCTGGTACACGGCAACCTGGTAGTCCAGTCCCGCAGCATCCGGCTTGCGGTTGAACATGGCCTGGTACAGACGCACGATCGGACGGACGCCGTTCTGCGATTCGGCGCTGGCGGTCAGGCGGGCGATCAGCGTGGCCTGGCCAGGGTAGAACGTGTTGGTGTTTTGACCCAATTCAGTGGCGGTCGGCTGGCGACGATCAACGCCGGTATAAGCGGCGGTAACTTCTTGTTCCCACATATGTTTGCAATCTCCTATAAAAATGCATGGTAATTGTACCATTGATTACGAACGGGAAACACAAACCGCGACCAGGTAGCGGCTGGAATGTCGTGGCGGGTCAGGCGCTTGGCTGGGTGGTCGCGGTTGAGCCGTGTCCAATACCGCGACCACGGCCAACAAAAAACCCGCCACATGGGCGGGTTCTGTTCCGGTTTCCGGCGCGGCTCGGCAGGCTTCCTGCGTCATGGCCGATGGTTTGTGGTTCCCCAATACTCACTGGGTGCGTGTGCGCTAACCACACGGCTGGCGACTGGTGCAGAAGCCTTACAGAACGGACTGCACCCGAACTGAACGCCATCAATCGCCATGCGTGTGGTGCCTGTCTTTCCAGGCTGTCACCCCGAAGTGCGCAGCTTCTGTTTCCTGGGGTTCTCTTAACGCGTTTACGTCATCTGCGCTTGGGCCGGCGGCCTTCTGGGGATGTTGTGCCGGATTCCTATGATATCCGTATATCTCAACGGCGTACCCCACGGAATAAATCGTTGCCGGCTTTCCGGCGGGTCATCCAGTCTTTACAGTACCGGAACTCTGGATGCTCACGCATCAGCGAAGTTCGTATTATGCCAGAAATTTCATCGATGTGTTGTTGTATTTCGCCAACATTGCAATTTCATTAGCAATCAGTCCCGGCCACTTGGTCACGGTGTCCGGTACTTGGTCGCGGTTTGGCTAGGAATTGTTTGCCTTGGCGACCTCGGCAGCAGCGCGGACGATGGCGCGGCGGGCCGCTGCATATGGATCGCTCCCGTGCGGCTCGCAAAGATAGCGAGTCCTCTTGTTAGGGGCGAACCAGCCCACCCATGCCTGGGCAGTCCCGTCCGACGATCCTTCGTACACCTCCAGCCCCAGCTTCACAGCCAGGCGAAGCGCGTCACCGTCGTCCGACAAGGGCCGCCACAGCAGCCATTCAGAATAGCCTGGAGAAACCGGGCGCGCGTCGCGCTGAAAGCAGCCCCATGATTCCGACCATTCCACAGTCAGTCCTGCAGCTTTGGCCGCCAGGGCCGTCAATTCCTTGTCTGTTTCCATCGTTGTCCTTCAGTTGGTGAAATAATTTTTGTCAAGGATTCTTATCCAGGACCGCAAATTTAGCAATCATCCTGCAGCGGCCCGAAACCGTGGTCACGGTTCGGGCCGTTTTGGGTACGGTTTAATCGGTTTAGGACGCCATCGCGGCGCAGCTGGCGGTGTTGTCGTTGGCTGCCGGCTTCAGGTGCGGCGCATTTGCTAGGAACACGGCGGTGGCGAAACCGGCTGGCGTCGCGCTGCGGAAGTTGGCGCGCTCCGGTCCTGGCGGCGCTTTATGGATGCGGTCGTCGGGTGCGCCCAGCGTGGTGTCCCTGAACTGGGCTGGCATCACGAAATCGGCGCTGGCCCACAGGCAGGTTTTTTTCGTGTAGTTGTCGTTCGCGCAGTGTCCCGTGAAATCGTCGGGGCTGAACGTGTGCTGCGGCTTTCCGAAGATCGAACTGAACACGCTGACCGGGTTTTCGAACGCCCACGGTGCGCCGGACAGCGCGCCAGTCATGCGGCACTGTTCGGCGACAAGCGCGGCTTTTGCCTGAAAATGCGGGTCTTTTGCTGCCTTCGCGGCGAACCAGCGCGAGCCGGACACGGCCACATCAGTGCAGGGTGGGAAGCCCATCACGAACGCGACGCGGCCCGTGCGGATGACCGCGCCCAGGAAGTCGGTGCAGCCGATGATGATGTCGCCGATCCGCGTCACCAGTCCGTCCGTGTGGACGCCGGCGGGATGCTGCGGGTCCACCAGCACGCAGTGGTAGCCGGCCGCCAGCCACGGTTCGGCCATCTTGCCAGTGATGTCGCACAGAAAAATCGCGATGCCCATGTTCAGGTCCAGCGCGCGCAGATCAAGTTCCATATCATTCCTATTCATTGGTTGTAATTTGACATCATCCTAGCATTGCTTACAGACATGATATTACATGAGTAAATGCCATAATGGAACACGCGCCAGAACGATTTGTTCATGCGTTACCAATCTGCAACTCGACCACAAATTTAGCAATCAGTCCGTCGTAGCCCCGAAAACGTGGTCACGGTTCGGGCGTTTTGGGTATGGTTTGAAGCGATTTCAGGCCGGCTTGACGAAGTGCTCGCCGCGACCAGCGCCTGGCGTTCCGTCCTTGCGGAGCACCTGGCCCGTCGCCTCGAATCCATCGGCACCCCGCCATGAATTCTTGCGCAGTTTGATGCTGTCTACCTGCATTTTCTTCCCACTGTAGGAGTAACCAGAATTCACTTCCACGATGTCGCCGATCTTCACGGGGCAGAAATGCTTGACCATTTCCTGCTTTATTCTGTCCTGCTCCACTGCTGCCGCGCAGATTATTTCGTCCTGTGCGGATATCAACTTCAATCCATCTTCAAAAGTATTCATATCTATTTTGGTTGTTGGTTAGTCGGGCTGCGATGCAGCTGACGGATTATGCATCATATCTTTGCGCAGGTAAATCAATCAGTGCAACTAATGCAGAAAAGCAACTGCCACACAGCAACTCGGCCTGAAAGTTAGCAATCATCCTGCGCGCCAGGATTCGCCTGGGCTGGCGGCGATCCTGGTCGCGGTTTTGGGTACGGTGTGTAATCGGCTTAGCAACGCCAGCCAAAAAATAAGTTCCATAACAGAATTTACTGATGTAATATTGTTCCTGTAAGCAAAACTGATGATACGGAATGAATAGGGATGATATGAAAGCAGCAAACGACAACAGGCCGGCGGTGCTGGACCTGTTCAGCGGCATCGGCGGTTTTTCGCTGGGCCTGGAGCGGGCCGGGTTCCGCACGGCGGCCTTCTGTGAAATTGACGTGAAGGCGTGCGCGGTATTAGCAAAGCACTGGCCATCTGTGCCGATTTTCAACGACGTAAAGACACTTACAAAAAGGATTTTGGATGAACGCGGCATTGCAATCGACGTTATTTGTGGCGGATTCCCTTGCCAAGACATCAGCGCAGCAGGGCGTGGCGCAGGACTGTCCGGCGAGCGGAGCGGCCTGTGGTGGGAATTCCACAGGCTCATCGAAGAAATCCGACCGCAGTTCGCGATCATCGAAAACGTCAGCCTGCTTCGCTCTCGTGGACTGGACCAAGTGCTCAGCGGGCTCGCTTCGCTCGGGTACGATGCGGAGTGGCACTGTATTCCCGCTTCCGCCGTTGGCGCCCATCATCAAAGGGACCGCGTCTGGATTGTGGCCTACCCCAACGCTGCCGAACGGCGGGCGCAGCATAGCCTGTGCGGACGAATGGCGCGGCAATACGCCTTACCTGAAGGGAAGGAAACTGCAGATCGACTTATCCCAGGCAGTTCGCTTGCGGAGTGGCGTAACTGGCCCGCTGAACCCAGCATGGGTCGAGTGGCTCATGGGGTTCCCCGAAGGGTGGACCGACTTAAGCAGCTAGGGAATGCGGTCGTTCCTCAAATCCCGGAACTTATTGGTCGGGCGATTATGGCCAGCATGATCGTTGCCGCCAACGACAACGCTGGCCAGGTCGTCAACGTGGCGGCTTGCTGACCACATTCGCATCCAGCCACGCCGACCACTTCGCCATGGCCTCGCGCATCTGCGGGCCATAGTCGGCCCGGTCGTAATGCTTCGACCCGGTGTCGCCGGCCTGCGCGTGCTGCTGGATCAGGTCGCGCGTGAAGCGGTCGATGCCGGCGTCCGCCGTGCGTGACTTCCAGGTGCGGCGCAGGTCGCGGGGCTGGAACCGCTGGAACCCGGTCGTAGCGGACCAGCGGCTGATGGCCTTGTTCAGTGACGAACCCAACTGGCGTTCGCTCTCGCCCTGCCTCGGCGGGAACAGCGGCCCCTGCCCATGCCTGTCGATCAGCTCGCGGAATACCGCGACGGCCTGCGGCGGCAGCGGCAGCTGGTGCGGCTTCCCACCCTTCGTTTTCTTCGCGGGCATGTTCCAGACTGCGGCGTTCAGGTCGATGTCCGCGCCATCCGCGCGCATGGTTTCCAGCACGCGCTGGCCGCAGCAGATCAGCAGCCGGATCGCCGCGCCCGTTCCATCCGCGAAGCCTTCGCCGTCCACAGCGCGCCACAGCGTCGCCAGTTCGTCCGCCGATAGGTTGCGCTCGCGCGTGGTGTTTGCGGCGTTGTCGCGCGGGACCGGGGCCACGGGGTTGGACTGGATGCCCCAGTCCTGGCGAACGGCCGCCCGGTAGTCGTATGTGGCCTTCAGGCCGTAGTTGAACGCCGCCGACAGGTAGGCCCGCATGCGGTCGGCCATCACGCGCGCGCCGCGCTTGTGAATCGACTTCAACAGGTCCGCGATGTGTGCCGGCGTCACGTCGCTGGCCAGCGTGTTCGGCCCCAGCACTTCGACGGCGCGGCGCAGCTGCTTTTCCACTTCCGGCGCGCTGCCCTTGCCGTCGGCGCGCATGCCGGCGATGTAGCCGGCGAACAGCTTTTCCAGGGTGCGTTCCTGGGTTGTGGTGGATGCGCCGGTCTTGCGCGCGGTGGCCACGGCGTCGGCTGCCATGGTCCGCGCCTCGGCCAGCGACAGTTCGGGGTAGCGGCCCAGCGACTTGGTGATGGGCTTGCCGCCCTGCTGCCACCAGGCCGTCCAGGTGGCCGTGGTCCCGCGCGTGCCGACGCGGATTTTTAGGCGCAGCGATCCGCCGCCACGCCCGTTCGCCCCATCGTTCAGGATCACGTCGGCGGTGGCCTTGGCGATGGCTGCCTGCACCTGGCGGTCGGTCAGCATGGCTGCCGCTCCACGCCCTGCAGCAGCGCCCGCGCATGCACTTCAGATGGGATTGTGACGTACAGGCGGACCTGCTCGCCATTGTTCCAAAGGTACTCAGCCACGCCGCCCTGCGCCCTCATGATCTGGTCGATGCGGGCCACTAGCTGCAGCGCCCTGTACTCGTCGTCAAGGGGCTTGACTCTCAGCGCGGCGACTATCTTGGCGGTCACGGTTTTGACGTTCACGGCGGCCTCTTGGTAGCGGTTTTGGTCACGGTCTGCGAAAAGTGAAAGCCCTTTTAGGGGTCAATCACTTAGGCCAGACAGACCCGATTTCCGCTTACAGGTCAATGGCTTGAAATGGGGTGCCGTGACGTACCGTGACCTAGATAAAACCCGTCCTAATCGACTCTTAATCAGCGGGTCGTAGGTTCGAGCCCTACAGCGCCCACCATCAAAGTCAACGAAATCAACGACTTAACGGCGCAGATGAAAGGAAGCCAAAAAACGCGGTCACGGTTTTGGTCACGGTAACGGGAACGCATCACGGCCCGTCACGGCGAATCACTCCGCGTCTTTTGGCTTTTCTGCGCTGACATGGCAGCTATACCCAGCACGCGGGTCTAGCTCATGCTCCACTCTGACGACCAGCCATTCCCCGTCGATGCCGTCTCCGAAGCTGGCCAGGGACAGCTTGCCCTCGGCCTGGACGTTCGGGTTGCCGGGCATGGTCAGGGACAGCTTGGCCTCGGCCCGCTGCCGGCGGTCCATGTCGCCCTGGGCTGCGGCCTTGGCCGCGTCCTCGGTCGGGTAGAAGTGGCGCAGGCGCTTCACGGGGTCGCCGCTGCCTACCTTCACTTCGATGCGCTTGGCTGACTTTTTGTTGTGCCAGTAGGCCACCACGGTGCCGGACGCCTCGCGCGCGGACTCGACCAGGTGGAACGACGTGCAGGCGATGGCGTCCAGGCTGACGGACGGCAGGTCGGATTCGCCACGCTTGGCCAGCACCAGCTTGCCGCCGGCTGGCTTGACCACAGCGTCATACTGGCGCGTGACGCGGACCAGGAACGAAATGTCGCTTTCCTCGGTCTGGTCCAGGTGGGGCAGGGTGACGGACGCCAGCGACTTGGCCACCACGGCTTCCATGCCGTGTTCCTTGGCGATCTTCTGCACCATGTCGCCCAGCTTGGTCTTGTCAGGCCAGCTGCGCACCTTCTGCGTCTGCAGGTCCGTTTTGCCCTTGGGCGTCTTGTCGTAGACGGCGGCCCGCGCGCGGATGGTCATGTACCGGGGCCAGCCGCCGCGCTCGATTTCGTCGGCCACGAACAGGCCCATGCGCTGCACGTTGCCGTCGTAGCCCAGCCAGACTTCTAGTTCTGCGCCCTTGGGCGGCTTCTGGATCGGCTTGTCCTGGTCGTGGTCGGCCAGCCTGATTTCCAGCATGTCGGACTGGAAGCCAAGTTCGTCGGTTAGTCGCAGACTTATCAGCCGGTCGGCGATGGCGTCGGTGATGTCCTTGCTGTTCGCGCTGACGCGGAAGGCTGGCGCGATCAGGTCCACAGGCGCAGCCCTTCGGTCTTGGTCACGGTATCGGTCACGGGCAGGGTGATGACCAGGCCAGCCGGCAGCACGGGGCCGTAGTCCGCCAGGCCGGGGTTCGCGGCCAGCAGCAGCTCGACCACGCCGCCGCCCGTAGTGCCGTAGTGCTTGAAGGCGATTTCGTCGGCCATGTCGCCGGCGCGGGTGCGGTAGGTCGTCATCCGCCGATCCGTTTCAGTAGGGTGTTGGAGTTGTCGCGCAGCGACGACGCCAGCGACGCGGCCCGGTTCGCGCTGACCAGCGCGCCGGTGACGGCGCTCAGGCTGTCCTGGGCTGCGCCGGCCGCCGTCAGGGACGCCAGCGACGACTTGATGCTGGCCGACGACTGCATGGCCGGCTGCGCCTGCGTGGTGGCGGCCTGGAACATGCTGCGGGCCGCGTTGGCTGCGCTGGTAGCGGTCTGCACGTTGCGCATCAGGTCCAGGCCATCGCCGGCCGCCGTTCGAACGCCGTTGACGGCAGCCATGCTGCGGTTCAGCGCGGTGGTTATCGCCGGCGCGTGGATGCCCAGCGTGTTGGCCACGCGCGCGACGTTCGACAGCGCCGCCCCCACCAGGCCGCTGATCCGGCTGGCCGACGACAGCGCCGCGTTGGCGGTCGCCGACACGCTCGACAGCTGGTCCGTGATGCTGCTGGCGGGCGACAGCGCCGCCGAGACTTCAGGCAGGGCGGCGATGCTGGATGAAATCGCCACCGGGGCGGCCAGGGCTGCGGCCAGTTCGCCTGCCGGCTTGATGTCGTCGTATTTCTTCAGGCCCAGCGTGAATTCCTGCTTGCGGGCGACGCCGGCCTGGGCGAACACGCCCTGCCCTTCCTCCACGCGCTCGATGACCCAGCGCCCCAGGACGTTGCCGCGCCCATCGATCATGGTCAGCGGCTGGCGGTCGCCGGCAAGGCCGCGCAGGGCGTCCAACTGGCCCGTGCCGCCATTCCATTCCGGGTAGACGACGCCGGACAGCGAAATGGCGTCGTCGCCCATGCCTGTGGCCTGCAGCGCCGGCGCAGCGCCGAACCGCTGCTGCGACGGCCACAGATATTCGGTCGTGCGTTTCAGTTCCTGGTAGGCGGCGGTGCTCACGCCGAACTTGAACCCGCCCAGGCTCATCATGGTGTAGATGCCGCTCATTGGTGGCTGGCTCCGTCGGTCAGTGCGCCGCGCTGCTGAACGCCCTGCTGGCGCTGCATCTGTTCGATGATCCGGCGCGCGAACGCCTCGGACGACTCGCCCGGCTGCTGGTTGATGTTGAAGGTGTTGTTGTTCGTGACCGGCGCTGCGGGCGCGCTGCCGCCCGCCATAGTCGGCGGCGCGGGCAGCTGGCCGTGCTTCCTCAGGTAGTCCGTTTCCGCCTTCACGCGGTCGGCCTGCGCCTGGTCGGCCATGTTGGACATGCCCAGGAATCGGCCGGTGCCTTCGACCCCGCGCAGCAGACCGGACTGTCCTTTCTGCCACCAGTTCATCCGGCCCCAGTTGGCCTCATCCTGCTCTTTGCTGGCCTTGTCCTTGCCCACGCCGAACTGGCCAGCGATGCCGTCCACGGCGTTGGCCGCCAACAGGCCCAGCGCAGCGCGCTTGGCGAACGCCGCCAGCTTGCCGCCGGCCGTGACAGCAGCTGCGCCTTGGGCTTGGATGGCCGTGGTTTCGGCCGCGATCCCGCTGGCGGCAGCCGCCGCAGCTGCAGCGGCCCGCA